GGTTGGTTCAGGGGTTGGTACAGGGGTTGGTTCGGGTGTCGGTTCGGGTTCTGGTGCCGCTAGCGTGATGCCGGTAAATTCTAACGTGTATACGCCTATGGTGTCAGCGTCGTAAGCCGTTGCGTATAGTTCATAGTCGCCAGCGTCTAAGGTTGCTTCAATGTAACTATCCCAGCAGAAGTTTGTGCCGTTGTTGTGTGGTGCGCTGTCGTCGTCCTCGTCAATGATTTGCCCGGTTGCGTCGTACAGTTTTAAGTATGGGTCTGCGTAGTCGCTGTCTGTGCCATGATCGTCACATGTTAACGACGTGTAGGTAATAAATGTTACGGTTGTTTGGTCTGTGTTTATGCTAAAGGTGATGCGTGGACCTTCACCATATGTTTCTATGCTTATGTTGCATGCGTAGCCTTCTTCGGTAGCTGTGCATGTGTCGTTTGCTTGTGCCGGTGCCACCCATGCAAGCAGTAGCGTTATGACTAGCCCACATCGTGCCAGTATGTAGAAGGGTTTAGCCCTCTTCACCGCTGATAGTAGCCGATAAAGAAGTTGTTTTGTCTCGTACTAATGAGCAAGTATCATTACCAGTAAAGCGTGCCGCAAAATAGCCTTTAAGCATGCTGAGTACGGCGGCGCCGCCAGCACCTAGAATTAGTTTCCATTCACTAACCCCCATGTCTACGATTTGGTCTACGCCTATCATGCCTGCTGTCGCCTGTACAAATGTGCTTATGACCCGTTCTAGTAAATCTTTGTAATCAATCTGCATATAATGTCCTCCATGTGTTTTTGCCGCATAGCCCGTCAACTACTAAACCGCTTCTTAGCTGGTATTTCTTTAATGCGCCTATGGTTTGCGGTCCTGCTATACCGTCCACTGTCAGCTTAAAGCCATGATTGTTTAATTGTGTTTGCATCATTTTAACATGAGCGCCCCTACTGCCCTGCTTAACTAAGCGTGTTGTTTTTGCTGGCTTTTTAGGCGCTGGTTTTGCTTTTGGTTGCACTTTGGTAATGCCGTTACGATGATCTTGCACCCAATCATATAACACGTTGCCCGGACAGCTCGTGCTAGCCAGTTCCCTGTGTCCTTTAACCCATAGTTTGTTGCTGTAACGTTTTTGTATGTCAGATATTAGCCATGTCAGGCTTGCTTGTGTTTTTGCGGGTATGTCTTTGTCGCCGTCTCCGGTGTAGCAAATACTTTCTGTTCGACTGTTGTACGGGCGTGTCGCGGCTGATACGACACCGGCACCTCTGCCTTCATAGATTACGCCTTCTTCGTCTATTAGCCAGTTGTATGCAATTGCGTTCCAGCCGTTAGCGTCCATGTGGTGCCGTTCAAATGCTTTAACCGCTGTGACCCCTTTAGGACCGTTTTTGACGCCTGAATGATGTATAGCAATGCCTACGACACGTTTCTTGTTTAGGTTAGTGAATCTGCTTTTTGGTCCTCGACTGCCCCAGCCTGCACGGGATATTATGCTACTCATGATGGCTGATCAGGGAAGTTAGCGGTATCAGATGGCGTCCACCCGTCGGGGAAATCTCTTAATGCTTGACGGTATTCTTTCCACTCTGTTTGCTTTGTTTCGGTTAGTGGACTGTCCGGCATTTGTGTCCAATCCGACTGCGTTAGTAAAATGTCTCGCTCTAGACGCATTCGTTCAAGTAAAAAACTTTCCGGTATTTCTTCAGCGTCAAATTCTGTGCGTAAATTTTTCATGATCCGACCCTGTATAAAATTTGTGCTGTAATGCTATCGCCGGTGTTCCAATTCATAGGCGTAGTAGCCGTTACGCCCTGTGAATATGTGACGGTTGAGGACGTGCCACCAAAAAAGCCATAGAAACTACACGCTGTTGTGCTCACTACAACTGCGTGACCATTGTGTAGTTTTCCTGCTGAAGTGTCGTGATACCAACATGTACCAGCCATTTGCCAGTGATCATAATATGCGTTGTCAGGTAATGTCAGCTGTACTGTTCCTGTAACATCACTTGTGCTACCTAGCAAAAATTTTACTTGTAATAACATCATGTCATTAACCCGCATTTTTGCGCCAGTTAGTGTACCGTTGCCAAGTGTTGTGTTCGTAAAGGATGGCGTGAATGATTCATTTTCGCCTATTTCGTTAAGTTGCGCCGCTGTTAAAACTTGTCCAGCGCTAAAAGGAAAACTTGTCATATTTTTAGCCTAACCTATTTGTGTCTAAAAGTCCTATATCGGTATTATCTAGCTTCAGGCTTTGGTTATCGTCTGCTGTTGCTAATCGTAGCGTTATGGTCGTGTCGTTTGGTGATACGTGTATCATGCGCCCTGTTATGACGCTTTGGTAGGTTTTTGTTGAACTAGCGCCAGTAGCGGTAAACGTAATTTTTGCGTGACTAAATAAACAGGTTTGTACGCTTAAAAAGTCTGCGTAGTTTTGTCTGCTACTGCTGTCCATTTGTTCTTCTATTGCTGACATGCTTAACGTTGCTGTTTGCGCTGTGAAATGTACGGTTGGGAAGCGTTTAACCCAGAAGTTGCCTATGAATGCTTTTTCGGTGTCTGACGCACCCCCAAATACTACAGGTATGACTTTGTTGTACGTTACGCTTCTAATGCCTATAGTGTCTTGGCTTGTTGTGTCATTAACAAAAGTGGCGCCGCTACCGCTTGCCGGTATTTGTGCTTGTATTTGTGCTTGATTGACGGTATCGACGGTGTTGTACTGGGTACTCACGTTTTTTAATGGGTATTTATCAGCGGTTTTGTCGCCTGTCATGTCATAACTTCTGTAATGATCGGTACTGCTTACGGTTTCTTTAGTTAATAATCGATTAATGTAGGCGGCGTTTAGCGTCCATTTCGCTGTGCCACTGTCATAAGTTGCGGTTGTCGGGAACGCTACAGCAGGACCACTGGGTAGTATTTGGTTGCTTATGTAGTCGCGTGCTGTTCCGTCCTCAAATTCTTGTATTATGCCGGTGTAGCCTATTGGATACGTTGCTGTTTCCGATGGATCTACGTTATTTAGCTTTGTAAAGGCGCTTACTGTTGCGTTTGTAGCACCAAACTTAGGGAAAGGCACTGCGTCTACGCCTGATGGCACACCGTTAACAATGTCTTGCGCTACTGCGTCTAATTCACCGAATGCGGCGCTTACATCAAGGCTTGTTACTGCGTCACGCCCGGCGTAGGTGTAACAATCGGCTAGCGTTAACATGACGGTTGCGTAACTGCCGTCGTCCTTAAAATCCATATCAGTAACGACCATGTATGCAACGTCAGCGGTGCTAGTCGATGATCCGTCATTAATGTCGCACGTTATGCGTACTATTTTGTTAAACCATGTAAAAGCCTGATATGTGCCACCGCCTGAAGGTGTAAACACGTTGCCGGTGTTGTCTAGGTGCATGTAACCGCCAAATGTTGCGAAGCGCCCTATTTGCACGTTCTGATGAATGCTAAAACCTAAAACGTTGCTGGTTAGGTCTGTGGTGGTGCTAGCGTCTAAGAACTCAACCTGCCAAGTGCTTGTAACCGTCATTTTCTTACAAGATTGTTGACTGCTAGCGGTATGCTACCGTTGCGCCTAACGTAGTCTTCTAATGCTTGCACCACGTCGTTACCGTCAGATCCGGCGGGCATGTTTACGGTTATGTTCATAGTTCCCATACCGCCCATTTTTGATAGTGGTATAACTGCTTCTGGTTCATTGCCTTCGCCGATCATGGCTAACGTGGGACGCGTGACTATGCCTCCGCTTGCTAAGCCGGGTATAAACGGTGCTATTGCCTTGCCTACTGGCGTTTCTGCAAATGCCTTTCTGCCTGTTTCTCCTATTTCACCGCCCCCAGTGAAAACCGGACCTACTACTTGTTTAGATAGTTCTATTAAGCGTTTTATGAAATCTATTGCTTTTTCTACGTTCTCTATAAATTTTTTAGTGTCTTCTATTAAGAAATCAAATATTGCGCCTAACGCGTTTCGGAAAGTTTCAGATTTTAGGAATAGGTATGTTAAGGTGCCAACTATTGCGGCTATGGCTAGGCCTGCTAGCACAACGGGTCCTGTAACTGCAATAAACAGTGCTGTCAAAGCGGTGGCGGCGGCTTTAAGTGCGGCGCTTATACCTAGTGCTAGTTTGAATGCGCCTATAGCGGTAACTGCGGCACCAATGCCGATGCCCAATGCTATGTATTCGTCTTTATATTTTTTTATGTGTTCTATTGTTTTGTCAAAAGCGGCGGGTATATCTTCTTTACTAAATTCTATTAGTTCCTTAAATGCTGGTATGACTTGATCTGTTATGACGTCTTTTATTGCGTTAAAGGCGGTTACTAGTGCTGGTATAACCGTTTCGCCTACTATTTCCTTTATTGCGCTTGCTATTTTAGGTAGAAACTCTACTGCTAAATCTTTAACTGGTGTTAATAACTCTTTAATCTTGTCGAATACGTCCTTAATTTTTGGTGACCAACCCTCAAATTTAGTTATTAGCCTGGCGGTAACGTCCGCCATTTTCTCAGCAATAGGCAACAATACCTGCCCCAACGTAATACCCAAATCTTTTAATCTGGCGTGCAGTATGCGTTGCGTGTTGGCTAAACCTTCGCTAGTGCGCTTAAAATCGCCTGTAGCGCCCTGCTCGCCTAGTTGTTGCATGATAAGGCTATGACGTGCAAGTATCTTCTGACCTTCGCTTAATTCCTCACCCTGCTCTATAAGACCCATGTTTAAGCCTTCGGTTTCAACAGCGGCGGCATTCATCAACACGCCAATGGATTGCAACGGTTCTACGCTACCCCTAAGCCCAGCGTTGAGTTTCTCTAATGCTTCTTCTGGTCGTAAATTATTAAAGCTGGCAACGTCCGCCGATAGTGTTACCAAGTCGTTTGCGAAGCCTGAGAGTTCGTCACCTGTTAAACCGGCGGCTTTACCAAACACACCAAACGATGACGACGCTTCTAGGAACTCTGCGCGTGATAATCCTACTTCTGTAGCGGCGCTTTTAGCGGCATCTTCTATTCCTTTAGCGGCATCACCGAATATCTGATTTGCTTTTGACAGTGATTCTTCGAAGTCAACTGCTAAAGAAATGCTTTTAGCGCCTAAACCGGCGAATGCGGCACCAGCGGCAACACTAAACTTACCTATTTGTTTTGTAACGTTGCCTAGTGATTGTGTGGCTTTGCCTAACGCTTTGCGTAACGGTTTGCTGTCACCTGCTACGACTACGTTAATAATGCTTGTTTTTTTAGCCATTTATAAGCCTGCCTTACGCTGTATTTTTTTAACACCCTTAAAGTAGGCGTCGAATACTTCGCCCCTGCGCTGGTCTAACGCATCATATAGGAACGGTTGCGGCTGTATACCTCTTGCTGGAAATCCAAAGTGTATGACGCCTGCATACGGTACCCGTTTGAAACCTGCTCGCACCCTACCTGCGGTTTTGGTTCCTGACGGGCGTATCGTATCTGCTAGGTTGCCTGTGCGTCGTGGCACTATGTCTTTCGCACGATCACTAACAAGTGTAGCAACGTCAAGGTTAAGCGTTTTTAGGTCTTCTAAGTCGTCCCCCATACGGCGTAGCTCTCTGCGTAATTCTTTGACGCCTGTCGCTTTGATACTTTGTGCCATGTTACCTGTTTCGCTTACTTGCTCGTTCTCTCTCTTTTTGTATGTCGTTGTGCGCCATTGTCAACGCTCGTAACTCGTACGGGTCGCATTCTAAAAGCTGTGTATAAGGTTGTCTGGTGATGAGCGCTAACCGAGCGATTGTGTATGCTGTGGCTCGCTTGTTAAAAAATCGGGTTCACTCTCCACTAGCGTAATATCTGCTATTTCGGTGCTTACCCACTCATCGAACAACTTAACTACCCTGCCGCTTTCGCGTGTAGCGGTCCAAG